ATAACCAGGCTTTAAAACAGAATGAGAAGTATCTGCAAGAAGCACAAAATGCTACAGATAACTGTGCAAAGAGTATAAATGAATACGGAAAAGAAACAACGACTGTTATCACTACTACGAAAGAGTTCGGAGAGAGCTTGAAGGAAGGTTTTGGAGAAGCTTTAGCAGCAAAGGGCCTGGAACTTGCAGGAGAAGCTATTTCGGCAATTGGTGATAAGGCAAAGGAAGCTGCAGAATATGTGGTGGAAGTCGGAAGTTCCTTTGAAGCTGGAATGAGTGAAGTGGAGGCTATCTCTGGAGCAACCGGATCAGAGCTGGAAGCACTGGAAAATAAGGCAAAGAGCCTTGGAAGTAGTACGAAATTCTCTGCAACGGAAGCAGCCAACGCGATGACAAATATGTCCCTGGCCGGATGGTCTGTAAACCAGACTCTTTCTGGTATTGATGGCGTTCTACAGTTGGCAGCCGCTTCCAATATGGATCTGGCAGATGCATCCCAGATTGTTACAGACAATATCAGTACTTTTAATCTGGAAGCTTCACAGTCAACTCATTTAGCAGATATGATGGCATATGCACAAGCAAACAGTTCTACTACAGCAGCAGAGCTGGGCGAGGCATATAAGAACTGTGGTGCCAATATGAATGCCGCCGGTCAGGACATTGAGACCACTACCTCTTTCCTGGAAGCATTGGCAAACAACGGACTCCGGAGCAGTGAAGCTGGTACCGCCCTTGCTGCC